GACATTGAGCGTCAAATCAAGCGCAAGTTTTCGGGGACCGACAATGCAGGTCGCTTTGTTGTGACTTTCAACGACGATGTGAGCAAGGCTCCCACCTTGGAACCGCTGACACCGAGCGACATGGACAAGCAGTTCGAGATTTTGAACAAGGCCATCCAATCGGAAATCTTTATTTCGCACCGTGTCGTGAACCCCATGCTATTCGGCGTTAAGACCGAGGGCCAACTGGGAGGACGGCAGGAACTGGTGGAGGCTTACGAACTATTCAAAGCGACTTATGTGAACGACCGAGTGCGGAAGGTGGAGCGGATGATCAACTATCTTGGATCCTTCAACGGCGTGGAAGGGATGGAACTTATTCCTGTGGAACCCATCACCGAGCGACTATCCGAGCAAGCCCTGCTGACCATCATGACCCCCGAAGAACTCCGTGAGAAAGCGGGCCTCCCTGCATTGGAAAAGCAACCCGCCGATGTGGTTGGACCCAATCCCCAACCCGACGAGCAACCGCAAACACCTGCACAACTAAGCAACGACAACATCAAGAAATTGTCGGGCAGGGAGTACCAAAACCTCATGCGAATCGTCCGCCATTACGCCCAAGAAAAAATTACCTTGGAGATGGCCCGCACGATGCTATCCGCTGGATTCGGTCTAACCCCCGAAGAAGTGAACACCCTGCTCGGAGTGCAGGAGCAAGCGTTCAGCGAGCCTACATGGGGCGAGGAGGACACCGAGGACTACGGATGGGGGGACGAGGAATTCAAGGTCTTGGAGGTGGTCGCAAGCAAGTTTGGGAGCAACGCCGACGACTATGTGGTGATGCATTCCAAGCCAATGCGCTTTGACACCGACTTAGACGACCAAGTGCGTCAAGCCTTTGCTGAACTGGGGGAGGAAGAGAAAGAACTGGACGAGAAAATCGAAAAGTACCGCAAGAAGAATCGGGACGCATCGGTGGAAGAAATGGCCAAGGAGTTCGGGGTCAGCAAAGCGAAGGTCGCCAAGCGGGTGGCGTACTTGATTACCAAAGACCGCTACCCCATCGCAAGAGCGGTGGACCAAATCGCAGAGCAGGGCTTGCCCAAAAACATCAAGGAAGTGGCCGAACCCGTGCTTGAAGTGAGGTACAAATATTCGTGGGCCGCAGGGTTCAGCAACAAAGACAAGAGCACGAGCCGTGAGTTCTGCAAGGTCATGCTGGACCTCGCTGACCAAGGCAAGGTTTACACCCGTGACGACATAAATGGTATTTCCAACATCATGGGCTACTCCGTTTGGAATCGCCGTGGCGGTTGGTATCACACGGCCAGCGGAGTGAATCGCCCCCAATGCCGCCATGTGTGGGAGCAGCAAATTGTAATCCGCAAAGGCAATAAAATCACGAAAGCATGAAGGCACTATTCATAAGCGAACAAACCCTGCTGGACAACTCGGTCATAAACGAGAATGTATCGTTCACGCAGATACGGCCTACCATCGTGAAGGTGCAGGAAATGCGGATCCAGCCGATCGTTGGGTCTGCCCTGTACTCGGAAATGGTGGGGCAGGTAGTGAGCGGCACAACGACTGCACTCAACACCACCCTGCTGGAGGACTACATCCAACCCGCCATGGTGCAATGGCTCTACTACGAACTCCCGATGGTCTTGGCGTTCAAGTACATGAACAAGGGAATGGTCCGCAGAACGAGCGAGGAATCTTCCCAAATGTCCATGGACGAGATTACAAGGTTGACGGACAAAGTGAAGAACGATGCGGAGTGGTATTCCGAAAGGATTACCAGGTACTTGATGGAGCAGAAGGCCAACTATCCGCTCTTCAACTCCCCGCCATCGGCTTTGGACACCATCTACCCCAACGGCACCAACTACAACACAGGGATGGCATTGGATGCAAGAACCCTGCGCCGTGGTGCTGGCTTGGACCGCCCTTGGCCCTATGACCCCTACTGCAACAACTGCTAACGATGGGCGCACACGCAAAAAACATTCTGAAACTCCAAAAATATGTCTTGGATAAAAATCAAGCAAGCACTCCTTGCGCTTGCAAATGCTCACCCGCAAGTAAACTCCTTCGGGACGGGGGACCCGCTTGCAATCGGGACCGACAACACGATAAACCTGCGAACCCCAAGCCGTGAGCGAATCGTCTATCCTTTGGTATTTGCGGATGTTCAGTCAGCGAGTACGGATGCGGGGACTTTGGCTCTTACTGTGGGTGTCTATTTTTCTGACCGAGTGGAATCCATTGCCACGATGGGTGGAGTGGTTTCGGGAAGCCCGACGCTCGGTTGGCAGGACAACGAAGACGAGGTTTTGAGCGACCAACTGCAAATCGCACAGGACTTCATTTCAGCCCTTACAAACGACCCGACGCAAGAGTGGACCCTAAGTACCAGCGTCAGCCTTACGAGGTTTGTGGAGAGCCGAGATGACCGCACGGCGGGGTGGGTGGCTACTCTATCGTTTGCTATCCCGTACTCTCACTCCATTTGTGAAATTCCTACCTAACCTACATTTACCCTAAATACGCAAGCAATGCCAACTCCAATCTTACAACAAATGCTCGGCCAAGGCGGCACGATGGAATTCGTGGACGGACCTGTCACGGGCGAGAACTTTGACTTTATCGTGGTGAACGCCGCCGCTACCTTCACAACCTTGACGGGTACAGGAGGCGAAGACCTATTGGCCGCCTACGCAATGTCAGCCAAGTCCGTGTCTGCGGGAATAGTCATCAGCGGAAGGAACGGCGGAAAGATTACGGCGGTAACTCCAAGCGTCGGTTCGGTAATCGGATATACATTCCTCTAAGCGATGTTCATCGGCTACGGATACGGATATCCCCGCTCGCTAATACTCGGCGGTTCGGGCAACCCTTATTGGGCGGCCTACAATGTCCGTGCATCTGCTGACGGCGCAACCGCTGCCGAAACCGCAAGCAACGACTGCCTGCAAGCCCGATTCATTGACACCTTCCAAGATTACAATTTCTTCGTGTGGACCGATACGGTGTGGAATGTATTTAACAACCGTGCAACCGCCGATTCCGCCACCGCCAAAGAAACCCTTTTTGAAAACTGCCTCCAAGTGCGAACCTATAATTTAGATTAAAATGCCCGCAGCACCCTCCTTACTCATTGTCCCCTATCGTTCAAAGACGGGGAAACTATACTCCCAAATTCCCACCAGCGGGGCGGGGGACTTCACCGTTACCCGCAACACCGAGGCACGGAGGTTCACATCTGCGGGGCTTATCGCATCCGTTGCATCGGGAATCCCACGCTTGGACTATGCGACAAGCGGAGGAACGGTTGGTTGTCCTGCTCTTTTGGTGGAGCCTGCGGCGACGAACCTTTGCTTGCAGAGTGAGGCGTTCAACACGACTTGGGCCCGTGTTTCAGGAGGCACGGGATTGCTCCCTGTAATCACCGCAAACGCCGTTGTTGCGCCTGACGGCACAACGACTGCGGAAACGATTGTTTTTGATAGAGGCTCGGCAACATCGGGTTCTGCAAATTTTAGCCAAGTTCAGCAAGTCATAAATTTAGCCACAAGCGGAACATACACCCTTAGCGTGTACGCCAAGGCTACGGCGGCGGGCGATGTCGGCAAGCAGTTTTACATCAGGGCCAAGGACACACTTGTTTCGGGTGCATTGACAAGTTCTTGGGTGCGATATACAAGCACGGAAACGGGTGTTGCGGCTGGAAACACGAGTATAATGATTGGCAATCGTGGAGGCTTTACTGCAAATCAAAGCGTCAGCGTTGACCTATGGGGCGCACAACTTGAAACAGGCTCGGTTGCAACCTCCTACATCCCCACCACCGCAGGCACGGGAAGCCGAAGCGCAGATGTCATCTCGGTGAGCGGAGCGGTCAGCGGAAGCATCGGGCAGACGGAGGGGACGGTTTATGCGGAGGTGGATGTGAGGAACTTGGCGAGAGAAACATACCTTATTAGGATAGACGAAGGAGCGGCAGCAAATGTCCTTTCTTTGCGAAAACTTGACACAAACCAAATACGAACCACAATTACCGCTCCAACAACATCGGGAACGCTTAACATATCAAGTGCTGCATTTACTGCTGGAATAGTCAAAGTCGCCTTTGCATACAAGTCAGGCGAAATCGCTTTGAGCGTAAATGGTGCAACGGCTTTAACGGCAAATGGGACATTCTCTTTTGGTGCTTCTTTGAATAGAATAACCCTTGGTAGTAATACGATTGCAAGCAGCGAGTTTAACGACCGCATCCGTGCCGCCGCCCTCTACACCACCCGCCTCATGAACGCCGAACTCGCAACGCTGACCGCCCCCTAAGATGCCCACCTTCCGCAAGTTCGCCTTCCCCGACGGGGCCACCGCCGAGAAACTTTTGGGGGAATCCCTGCAACCGCTGGACTTCGCCGTGCCGCTCGGACACCTCTGCGCCGCTACCGATGCGGAAGGCAACTGCATCAAGACCCGCCCCGAATTTGCGGTGGACATCCTATTCCACGACACCTGCCCCGAAGACCTTGCCGCATTTGTCGTTTGGCCCGAACCCTGTGGCGTTCACTCGTTCAGCGGGTGGGAGGAACAATACGCCGCTGACTACAAAGAATTTGCAACACCTTCCAAATAAAAACATTTCCCTATAT